ACCACTCTGCCACCTCTCCGTTATTGGTTGTTTAATCTATATGAGTCTTCATCTAGTTTTAAATTATAAACCGGATGCTGGACCATTTGCCTCATTTCATCTTGTGTAAACCAGAATGAAATAGTGTGACGTGAGTTTCTTCTCACTTTATTCACACCATGAGGAATATAAATTCCTTGAAAAAGAAGACCTGAACATGCTTCAGGTTTATATGTCTCACCCTGTGGTACATATGTTTCGCCACCTTTAAAATCATCATTCAGATATAGAATACATGTCCATTCTCTTGCAGGTTTCTCTGATTGAGTTCCGTGCAATACTTCTTGATTTGAGTATGTATCTAAATGAGGAGATTGAACACCACCGATTGGCCATTCATTGATTGCTATCATTTCTGGATAAACAATTTGATTAGAGATTAGTCTGATTTCACCGATGAGTTGATAGATTATTCTAAAAACAATGTCTCTAACCCATTGAGTGTGGATATGCATAAATCTGATACCGAAGTAATCAGAACCGTCACCTACTGCTTCTAAACTCTTATGATTCTTGTGAAACTGAATCAGTTCCTGTGCTTCCTGAGGAGTCACTAGATTCTGAATCATCACTGGACTTGGCAGATTGTTGTTCTTGGATAAATTTTGCAATTGCTACTCTCTTTTGATATTCTTCTCTACGTTTCTTTTCTTTGGGTCTTGCCTTTAAGGCACGTTCTATTTTGAGTCTCGATGCTCTTTGTAGAAAAACAATACCATTGAGATGGTCTAATTCATGCTGAACAACTCTTGCACCCATTCCTTCTAGAATAAGTGTATGTTTTTCACCTTCTACATCTTGATATTCAAACTCAATACTCTTTGCTCTTTTTATCATAAGATATAAATCAGGAAATGATAAGCAACCCTCTTTCATCAAATCTGTTTCTTGTGATGCACGAGTAATTTTAGGATTAAAGAACCCTACTGTGCCTTTGTCTGCTGTTTTCATTACAAACATTCTGTATGGTAAACCCACTTGATTAGCAGATAGACCTATACCACCGAACTTATCCATTGCCTCAGACATATTCTTTTCGATTTCTTTCGGGTCTTCAGGTGGATTCTTAAAATCAAACTCTGTTGTTGGATTTCTTAAAACGTTTGATGCTTCTTGTATTAGTTCGTACATGATTATATTTATGATACTTGAATTCGACTGAAGTTTTTATGTTTCTCGAACCTAATTACTTCCTCAAATTTGTCGTACAATTGGTCTCCTTTATGTGATATGATAAATGCATTTGTTTTCTCTGACAATGTATTTAGAAGTCTTAAGAAATCATCTGTTCCTGCTTCGTCTAATGAACTGTCAAACACTTCGTCAAGAATTAGTAAGTTTGTATTCACTGAGTTTTTCATTCTTGCAACTGCTCTCCATGTAAATAGAAGTGCAAGGTCAATTCTCATTTTTTCACCTTGAGAGAAGTTCTCATATTTGAATACGTCTCTGAATCTAGACTTGATTGTTTCCTCAAAGTTTTCATCAAGTTCAAACCCAACATAGAATTCTAAACTTGCAAGATACTTATTAATTAGTTTGTTCATAATAGGAACGTATTGTTTAATAATTCTAGATTTAATACCTTCATCACGAAGTAACAATTGTGCTATCTCAAAGTAATGAGTTCTATCTACTAAATCCTTTTTCTTTGCAAGTAATGTATCTAAGGTGTCTTCTGAGTCTGTAAGTTTATCACTTACTTCATCACCACCAGAAATACCTTTGCTGAGTTCTTCTATTTGTGATTGAATTTTTTTGATGTATTTTTGATTAGATGTAATCTCTGTCTGCAATAAACCTATTGTTCTTTGAACTTCTTCGATTGCATCTTGGACTTCTCGTATTTCTTCTAAACGATTTTGAGTACCTTGAATCTGTTTTGAAATTTCACCAAGTGCTGACCTGATTTCATCTGCTTTTGATTGTCTTTCTTGTATGTGTTGCTTCTTGTGTTCTTCGTCTAATCCTTGTTTGCAAGTCGGACACTCTTCGTTTGATTCGTAGAACTCAACATCTTTGATTGCTTTCTTATAATTATCTGAGAGTTTTCTCTCCAGTTCATTTGCTTGTTGTAATCTATCTTTCTGAGAAGTGCTATCCTCGATAAGGGATTTTTTCTCCACCACATCTTCCGTCTTTTCATCTACTCGTTGTAAAAGAGAATTGATATTTGCTTCTGTTTCTTCGATTGAAGATTCGTATTTTTGAATTTGTTCGTCACGATTTTTTTGTAATGCATTCAGCTGGCTATTTAGTCCATTAATTCTCTCTTCAAGTATTTCTATCTCGTGTTCTGTTTCTTTGACTTCGATATTGTGGTCTGATACTTTCTTTCTAAGAATAAGTTTCATTGTTGAGAAGATTGAAATGTCGAGTAAGTCTTCAACGAGTTTTCTTCTATCACGTGCCTTTAACTGCATGAATGGTGTAAAGTTCGCACTACCTAGAATTGCAACCTGAGTAAACGACCTGTGACTCATTTTAAGAATGTTCTTCTCTAAATGGTCTTGATAATCTTTCATGGTTGCATCTTGATTAATCAATGTATTGTTTACATAGAGTTCAAACTTATTTGGTTTTGCACCACGAATAACTTTGTATTCTTTTTTACCAATAGTGAATTCAATCTCTACTAAGAGTTCTTTATTGTTAATACTGTTAACTAATAAGTCTTTCTTAAGATTACGAAAACCTTTACCATACAAACCAAAGCAAAGTGCATCAAGTAAGGTAGATTTACCAGCACCATTATCACCTAATATTAGTGTTGTAGATGACCTGTCGAGTTCTATTGTTGTAAATTTATTACCAGAAGATAGAAGATTCTTCCATCTCACTTTCTTAAAATGTATCATAAATAATTATGTTCGTCTAATGCTTCATTATACAATGAAGTTATCAAACTGGATAGTTGGTTTTTATCACCTTGTACTTCTAAACTTTCTACATATTTGTGTAAGATGCTTAACGTATCTTCTACACCTTCTATTTCATCATCTGTCAATAAGTCCATGTGTTTGTTATCATCAACTACAGATAAATGCAATGGATTGACTTTATGCAACTTATCAAGCATCGCATCGAACCAATATGGATTATCTTTGTTAACTACAATCAGTTTAACAAACTTGCCTTCATACTTTGAATAATCTTTATTACTAATTGATTCGAATGATTCTTCTGTATCATCATACATAATCTTTTCAAACATCGTCAATGGATTATGAACTGGTGTCATTGATAAATCTTCTGTATCAAAGATATGAAAATACTTTTCATCACCATAATCTGACCAAGTGAATTGCATTTGTGAACCTAGATATCTAACATTCTTGACTTCTGATTTACTATGAAAATGTCCACTATAAACTTGTTCGAATCTTTTTAGATAACTGATATCAAGACCGTGAGAGCATACAGCACCTGGGAACATCAATGCACCTTCGATTTCGAAATGACCCATACAAACACTTGCATTTGCACTAAGCAAAAAGTCAACTGAGTCTGCATAGTTCTCATTGTTAATCCATGGCACTAATGCTATATTACAACCATCATATTCTTTAACAACTGGCTCTTCTACAATATTAAAGTTCTCTTCGAACAATAATAAGTCAGGTGAGTTAACATCGTTTGTTGATTTAAAATATGTATCGTGATTACCAAGAATCAAGTCCATAGTAATACCTTTGTCAATCATAGGTTGTACAAAGTGTTCTTTGTTTGCCTTTAGACTTGCAAAATTTATATACTTACGTCTGTCAAAGTAATCGCCTAAATGAATGATATGATTGATACCATTTTCTTCTAGGTATGGAAAAAATATTTCATTATAGAAACGTCCTTGATATTCGGTCATTGCGACCATATCTCCACGGACTCCTAAATGTGTGTCGTTCAGGATTGCTATCTTCATTCAGTAAAATTATCTAAGTTCTTTTTAGTTTTCTTTGCTTTGTTCTTTGATGTTCTAGGTTCGTAATTGACTGGATTGAGATTGTCTTGGAACCATTCTATGTTTGTGTTTGACATACCAGTAGTATCACCATCAATTGTATCAAAGGCAGCTTCTGATAGTCCTGTTTCTTTTAGAATTTCTTGTTTAACAAACACCTGCTTTTTCTCTTTTTGTATTCTTCTGAGAAAGGCATAATAACAAATCTGAGTTACATATGCGAAAGCATTATCTGACTTCTCTCTATTAAAGTTCCTTATATACTGAATACAGTTCTCGATTGCATCGCAAATCATTTCGTCTCTGTAAGTATAGTTAATGAAGTTAGGTCGAGTAGATAGACGAGTTGCAATCTTATAGATGCATTCCCCTATGTAGTCGGACATTCTTGGAGGTGTTTCTCCTTTTGATTCGGCGAGTTTAACTGCTTCGTTATGCTCGGCGACTGCTTGTGTGAACTCTTTGTTATTAACGTAGTGTTCGTTTTGTTTCTTAGTCATGTATCTAATATACTATAAAACCAGTGGATATACAAGATGGTTTTGAATTCTTTTATTAGCTATTTTTTTAAAATTTTTTACAAAACCCTCTTTCGGATTTAAATTTTGTATGATAAGATAACTATGTCACCGGGGTGATAGCCTTATTAATAGAATAATCTCTTATAAAGGCACGTGACATTCTTTCGATATCTCCTACTGTGTACTCGTATATACACCAGAATAAAACTGTATATATTATATAGTGTTTCATGATATGAGCAAACTTGCGGAATAGATTAACATTAGAACGACTGCGAAGAATGAGAATCCTAAACAAATTGAAATGAATAATATATCAAGTATAGTCAATCTCAGGTCTTCTTGCTCACCTGCACCAATTAGAAGTTTGAATACTGTTCTAAAATAAGACATGATTAAATGCAAACACTCCTAGCATAAATCCAAACATTACTATCTGTATTACAGCAGGTACTACTACGAATAATTTCATTACATCGAAATCACCTGTCATGAAGAAATCTCCACCATTTTGCCATTCATGAATCTCTTCTGGAGTTGCCTCTGTATAATTCTTTATTTCGTTCATGCAAATCCTCCTGAGACTGCTATAATTGAGACCATAAAAATACTCACCAACGTGGTTATCTCCAGATGTTCTCTGACTTTGTTTAATTGTTTATCGCTCATAATTGTATACTCGATAAGTATATTATTGAAACGGGTACTAAAAATGGAAGAGTCATCAGCACTAAAAATTCAATAGTTTCAACTGCGATTCGTTTTTGAGGACGAATTGTGTGGTTAATTTCTTTCGTTCTTCGCACCATGCTCTTCGCAAAATAAATTGCTTCTGCTGTCGACATGGTTTTCCTTTATTAATTGTAATTATAACACATTATAACATACACGTATATGTTACGCAATCTATTTAGTAAAAAAAATATCCTAATGAATTGTTTTTTTGGAAAGGTCTAATTCTTCTTCAAGTAAATCGAGCTCTTCTTCGAGGTAATCACTTTCAGTTTTTAAAATTCTTTCCATAGCATCACGAACTTTCTGTTCGAAATCTAAATTTCTTTCCTTGATAGGAATAGATTTATTTTCTATCATCTTAAACCAAGATGCTGATGCATCATCATACAAAGGAATGAATTGCTCATTCACTGAACTTCTATGTGCGATGTGGTCATAAGGAAACAATACTGTCTCATCTGATGACAAAGGTGCATAAGGATAGAATACACACTGACTTGTACCACTTCCTGGCATTGCAGTTAGATGACATATCATTGGTAAAGTAATCTCTAAACCTTTGCCTGTATCACGAGTCATGCCCATGATTTCAGCACCTGTTCTAGTTTTAATTACTTCGTATTTTTGAGGTGTCAAATCTTTTGGAGTTGCCATATAAGTATTTATAAGTCAAATTCTTTGATTTCGTAGTTGAAACCCTCTTCACTATAAATGTTTATACGTTCTTTTAAATGTTCTAACGTGTAGTTATCACACTGTAAATTGTCTGCAATATCAAACAATCTCATACTATCTTTGCCTTCTGCTTTACGTAGACCTCTACCAATAGATTGTAGATTACGTATTCTTGATTTAGAAGGACTTGCAAAAACAATGTTATCTATTTTCTTAATATTAACACCTGTAGAGAAAGTTCCGTATGATGCTAGTATGACACTTTCATTGGACTGCTCTACCACTTCTCTGACTTTTTCTCTGTCTTCAGTGTCTGTTCCACCATAAACATAATGTAAGTCTTTGACTCTTCCATTAAGCATAGGGTATAATACTTCACCATGTTTCTCAACATATTGAAACAGGACAAGTGTATTACCTTTAAGACTTGCGACTAGATTTGTTATAAATGTGTTTCTACTATCATTCGACACCAAGTAATCCATCTCTTCCTGATAAGTCATTTTCTTCTGTTTAGTATGACGAAGTATGACACAATCGATAGATAAATTTGCCACTGTTCCCTCTTCCATGAGTTCTGAAGTTGTTATGACTTTTTTGACAGGACCAAACATTCCTTCAAGTTGAAGTCTATGACATTCAGAACCGTCAAGTGTACCTGTAGTACCAATTCTGATACCAGTATTCTTCATCTTTTCTAAGATGCCTTTTAGTGTTTGTGCTTTGAAGAGGTGTGCTTCGTCTCCGATGACAACATCGAAACTTTCCATGACATCTTTAGGAGCTTTAGCAAATGACTGCCATGTAGTGATTGTGATGTTCGAATCAAATACAGGCTGACCCGAATAAATTTTACAAATCTTTTCATCATATCCATACTCCTCGAAGTCTTTCGCCATTTGCTCTACCAATGAAGTAGTAGGGACAATGATAATAGTTTTGCAGTTGGGTAAAGACATTTCGCCTTCAAACCATCTACATAACATATATATAATAAGTGACTTCCCACTAGCAGTAGGAGATAAGAGTAGTTGTCTGCCATACTGAACAGCAGTTTTAAATGCATCGATTTGATAATCTCTTGGTTGAAATGGTAAACCTAGACCAGGAATTAAGTCATCACCATTGATAAAGAAATCTACATCTTCATCTGTTATTCGTGTTTTATCACCAATAACATCATGTATGCCTTCAAATTTATATCCACGTTCTCTACAGAACTCATCTACGTATGGTAATAGACCGATATAGATTTTATTTGTTTTGATTGAAAAGAGTCTGACTTTACCATCCCAATATCGATTCTTGACCGAGGGCATGAACTTTGCATTTGGAACTGAGAATGAAAAGAAATCAAATAAATCTCTTGCAAGTCCATCATCACAATCTACTTTCATAAAGACATCATTGACTTTAGAAACTCTTACAGTATTAGACATATGGGTTGCCATGAAACCAACTAACTAATGATTTCCTAACTCCTCTCGTAACAGGTGTAACTTGATGATATGTGTCTGAAGGAAAGACAATAAGTGTCCCTTTTGCTTTTGCACTAAACGGTATTGACCTCTTAAAATTACCAATATCAATACGAGTATCGTATATATCTAACTTATCAAAAACTCCTTGATATTCAATGTAATCAAAATTACCACCTTCATATTCTTCTGGGTCAGATAATTGTAATGTTGAAGAAAGTTTTCTGACTCTACCACCATCTGATTGTTCAACATCACTTGAATCTAAATGCCATGTATAAAAATCACCTGTGACTGGTGCATTAGGTCTATGCTCGTATGTTGTATATTGGTGTGGTTCTTGATAGTCCCATTGCAGGTTCCAACCTGATTCCATATTTGCCATGTTAATACCATCTACCAATTTTTGTTCTATTTCTCTTGGCATTCTATGAGGTTCTAACCATAAATTTTTTGATTGTCTTATAGAGTTATCACTATTTCCATCTACTTGAAAACCTCTATTGTCTGGGTCTATATCTTTTTGACCTATCAAACTTTCTTCTAATTTAAATTTATTTGCGATAGCATGAATTTGATTAACTTCTTGTGGTGTAAAATATTCTGGATATATCCAAATTGAATTAGCAGTAATCATTATAAACCCGCCATAAATTTTTTCCACTCGATAGTGTTTTTAATTGTTTGATGTCTCCACGTTACATTCTCCATGCAACGTCTAATAAACTCAATGACTTCTCTTGTATATTCTATTTGTGCTTTGAGTTTTTGTAAGTCTGGGTCTGCATCATAGAAAACTGACATATCATTTTTCATAATTTTCAAACCATCAAATGGGTCATCGTTCCAACCCAACTCTTTGATACGTGCTTCGTCCATTTTACCATTGTACCATAACCATTTATCTTTCATCAAAAGACTGCGTTTGAATTCTAAGTTCTT